GGTTTCAATCCATTCGGTCCGGATATTAGCCCTTCAGACTTTAGCCTGAAGCAGGTTGGTATCCTGTCCGCGCTTGGACTTTCCAAGCTCGGCAAATAACTACTCCTTTTCTTTAAGGACCAACCAAGTGTTCGCAGATCCTCAGTCCGTCACTTATGCGACGGTCGCGAAGAGCCTGGCGGCTACTGGTAGAACGGCTGATACTTCCGAGTATCGCCTTAACGATTCGGGTGTGCTTTATACGCTCACCCTGTCGCACCAGTTCGCCAAGCGAAATCGCGTCGTTGCGCGGCTTCGGAGAGACGCCTTCGTTTCGGACCCGCTGGTGCCGACGCAGAATATTACTGCGTCGATGACAGCGACCCTGACGGTGGACTTTCCGACGACCGGTCTCACGGCGGCAGACGCCCAGAACTTGGCTAATGCCTTGACTGGGTGGGCCACCAGCACTAACGTGCTGAAGATGCTGAACGGGGAAACCTGAACGGCATTGTCGGTCCCGCTGCGAGCAACGGATGCCGCAAGGTGATGTAACTGGGCGCGTTTGCGAACACGCCTGGACGCTTACCCCTGAAAGGAGGTAGCGTGAAAAGCCTTGTAGGTCTCCTTGAAGACCTCCTGCTTGATTGTGGGAGGAAGAGCGGTGCCCCCGTGCATCGCGACGTTAAAACGTTGCGTGCACGAGTCGATCACGAGGGTGATTCGTTTATCACGATCACCCTACCAGCTTTTTGCTCAGACTTCGAAAGAAGTCTTGAGCTTGGAGCGGTGGGCCCTGGGCTGTTCGCTGGCTTCGCCAAGCGGCAGTCTGGAATTCCTGCATTTCTGCAGGGATTCCTGTCCCGTGTGTTCGACAAAAATGGGATTTTGCGCTCAGACCCGTCGGTCGATTGCATTCGTTCCGTTAGGCAAATTTGCCTTTTCGGGAAGAAGATCCTTAGGCCGTGCAGTGATGCTCGGCTGAAGGACGCGATCGACGGTTATGTGCGCTGCGATGACGAGGTTGCGATGCCTGAGGGTCAATTGCCAAGATACTTCGAGAAGGTGGCCGCCATTATTATGGCAGACCTCCGCCTCGCGGACGTCGTTTTTGAAACGGCGTTCATGCCTAAGCACGGACCCGGGGCAACGCAGGAGCACATTAGCGGAAACGCGAAGTGGCGCTTCTTGACCTGGCATTCGCGTCTTGACGCCTCTGGAATTGAATTCCAGAAGTTCGCCCGGGGTACGCAGATGCCCCACGAGCCCGACGTCGATGACCCACAGCCAGCCCTCGTTGAGCCAGAGGCCGAGCCACCCGTAAGGGTGGTTTTCGTGCCAAAGACCTTGAAGACGCCTAGAGTCATTGCCGTAGAGCCCGTGTGCATGCAATTCGCACAGCAGGGCTTGAAGGACATCCTGGTTCAGCTGATCGAAAGATCGCCGTTGACGGCTGGTCACGTGAATTTCACGAACCAGTGCGTTAATCAGGAGATCGCCTTCTCCTCGTCGAGCAATCGCCGTTTGGCGACGCTCGATATGAAGGAGGCGAGTGACCGCGTCGGCTTGTCTCACGTTGAGGCTCTCCTAAAATCTGTCCCGGGTTTCCGGGACAAGGTCATGGCGAGCCGCAGCGCGAGGGCAAAACTTCCTGACGGCCGTGAGGTCGACTTGCGGAAGTTTGCGTCGATGGGCTCCGCACTCTGCTTTCCGATCGAGGCCTTGGTGTTCTACACGAGCATCATCGCTTGCCGGATCTGGAGAGCAGGGCGTTTCCCGACTAGGCGTCTCGTGAGTAAATTTTCGCGAGACGTCTTCGTCTACGGGGATGATTTAATTGTTCCCGCGGACGAGGCACCTACGATCTGTGACGACCTTGAGACCTTCGGGTTTCGGGTTAACCGACGCAAGTCTTTCTGGACTGGGAAGTTCAGAGAGTCTTGCGGAGCGGACGCTTACGACGGAGAACTGGTTACACCAGTTTACCTTCGCCGTGACGTTCCGGCAGACCGGCGAGACGTCAACGGACTTTTGTCAACGATTGCGACAGCAAATCAGCTTTTCCAGGCTGGTTACTGGCGCTGCGCAACGGCATTGCAAAATGCCGTTGAGCATATCCTGGGAAAACTTCCCAGGGTTGATCCTGACAGTCCCGCTATCGGGTGGCATCACCACAGCGACGTGGTGCCACGCCGGCGATGGAACCGGGCATTGCAGAGACTTGAACACCTCTGCTTTGTACCGGAGACACCGCGGGAAGACGACCCTCTCGAGGGTTATCCTGCCCTTGCGAAGTGCTTCAGAATCTTGCGACATCGTAGGGACCCCCTGGTTCCACATGAGCTTGACGAAGAGCACTTGGAGACATCTCCTAGGCCCTACAGCCTTGCTCTGAAACGTAGGTGGGTTCCCGCTCACATCTGAGTGGGAGGTGGATCTTCCACCCGCCTCCGCGGTCCTCCCCTTGGGGAGGGCCGTGTGAGGGGCTCCCGGA